CATATGGATTCTTGACGCGTGGTTGCCCGCGCGCCTGCCCGTTTTGCATTGTTGCGCCGAAAGAAGGGGCGCGATCCGTCAAAGTGGCCGATCTCGCGGAGTTTTGGAGCGGGCAGAAGCAAATTAAACTTCTTGATCCGAATTTACTTGCCTGCAAAGACCATGAAGACCTGTTGCATCAGCTCATTGACAGCGGCGCACAGGTGGATTTTACGCAAGGGCTGGATATTCGGCTTGTGACGGAACAAAACGCGGAATTGTTACGGCGGGTCAAAGTGAAAAACATTCATTTTTCCTGGGACAATCCTAAACAAGACCTTTCAGAGAATTTCAGGCGCTTCAAAGAGTTTTCGGGGATTGATTACCGAAAATTGGGCGTTTATGTACTGACGAATTTCAACAGTACGCACGAAGAGGATTTGCACCGCATTTACACGTTGCGGGATTTGGGATATTCGCCCTATGTGATGATCTACGACAAAATGAATGCTCCGAGGGAAACCCGACTGCTTCAACGCTGGGTAAATAATCGAATTATATTCAAGACCGTACAGCACTTTGAAGACTACGACACAAGGAGGGGGTAAAACATGCTGGACAATCCACAAACAGGCGCGCAATGCTGGATCATAACGGACATATGGGAAACGCTGTGCGCTGTTCCCGTGGAGATCGTGGACATGGGAGCGGGCGACGGGATCGTGTGCCGCTGGCAGATCACAGAAGACTATTCAGAGGATTACAGCGGCTTAACGCCGGAAGACCTTTACACCGCGGAAGAGGCGGCGCGGGCGGCGATCCGCGAAGGGCGCGGCCCGGTTAAAACGTGGGTGCGCTGGAATGGGGGTGAAGACCATGCAGACGAATAATTGTCCTTCGCTTCCTGTGCCTACGGAGAGCGAAGAACAACAATGCCTTTTCCGCTGGGCTGCTTATCAACGCGGGCGTTTTCCGGAATTGGCCCTGCTCTACCATGTGCCAAACGGCGGGAGCCGAAAGAAGGCGGAAGCCGGACGCTTCCGCGCCGAAGGGGTGAAAGCTGGCGTGCCGGATTTGTGTTTGCCCGTTGCCCGCGGCGGATATCACGGGCTTTACATAGAGCTAAAGCGGCAGAAGGACAGTAAAACAAGCGAGGATCAAAAACGTTGGTTGTCGGAGCTGGAAGGACAGGGCTATTTTGCGGCCTTGTGCAAGGGCTGGGAGGCGGCGGCAAAGGTTATCACGGAATATTTGAGCATGGGAGGTAAGCAGGATTGAAGCGGAAGCGTTTTGTTAAACTGGTTATGTCCTATGGAGTACAGCGCAACACCGCGGAACGGCTGGCGGCGCAAGTTAATGTCTACGGTTCGTATGAAGCACTTTTTAAGGCTCACCACTTCGGGTTGGAAGGTATGCGCGCAACCAGGGCAATCAGGCGGACTTATGCAGCGTTGTTGCGTGTGTTGCGCCCGGCAGTGGAAGAATTGAAGGCATACATAAACGGCATAGATTGGTCGGGGATTTTTGCAGCAGAAGACGAAGACGGCGAAGGCCGCGGGAAGGAGCTTTGACAATGGCAAAATTATCTATGCGAGTGATCCTGAAAAGCGGTGTAGAATTCACGGTAAAATGTGATAAATTCACGCTGAAACGAAACTTGCTGGATCAGGTGGTGGGCTACGATATTAGCGGGATCGCAGAAAACAAGCCTGTTTATCTGGACTTTGAACAGGTGGCGGCAATCGTGCGCGTGTTTTCGGACGAAGGCGGCGAAGAAACCGCCGAAACAGAATAACGGAAAGAAGGTGCAGAACATGGGCAAGAAACAGGCAGGATTGATTACTGACGAAGTGCGGGAGCTTATAAACGAGGTTGCACGGGCAACGGCATCTATGGCATACATAGACGGCATGGGCGGTCGCGTTAATTACTTCCGCGCAATGGAAAGCCTGCTCTTCAACTACAAGAAGCTGGAAGCGCTGGTTGCGGACTATGAAGCCTATACGCGTGTAGAGCTTCAAGGGAAAAGTAAGAGCATAGGGAGCTTTTCGCAGTCCAGCGGGAACACATACCGGACAGAGGAAGATTTACTTGAAGAGTTGGAGCGGGACAAAGTGGCGGCATACCACAGGACACGGGCGCGCCTGGAAGAGATAGACCGCGTTGTAAAGCTGTTCGCAGACAGGAAGGAATTTAACGTTGTCCGGATGTACTATTTCGGGGAGGATGGAGCGGGCAACCGCCGTCCGGAAGACGCGCCGCCCTATACCTGGGACGATATAGCGGAAGAGCTGGGGCGCATGGGGCTTGTGCGTGACGCAAAGAGCGCGCGGCGGTGGCGGAACAAGATCGTAAACGATATGGCTGTGTGCATGTTCGGCAAGCCCGCGGCGGTGAGTGCTGGAACATACAGGAAAGAAAAGGAAAAGGAACAGTAAAACAGGCTCAAAAATGCCCGTTTCACGCCCGTTTCGTGCCCTTGACACGCCCGTTATAATCTGTTACAATGTCTACAATGATTTTCTGTAAAACAGAACAGCGCAATTCATAAGCCTTCGCGGGTTATCCCGCGGGGGCTTTTTCTTTTGCCGGAAGGGAGGCGGCAGGGATGAAGCCGTGGGCAGAACAGTTCTATAACTCGGACGCATGGCGCGCGTGCCGTGAAGGGTTCCTGCAATCAAAGGGCTATCTGTGTGAACGCTGTTCCACACCTGACAATCCGGTTGCCGCGAAGATAGCGCACCACAAAATTTATTTGACGCGGAAGAATATAACCGATCCGCACATTTCACTTTCTTGGGATAACTTGGAGGCACTATGTCAGGATTGCCACAACAAGGAACACCACAAAAGCGGAGGGCTGCGGCGATATTCTTTCGACGCGAAAGGAAATCTTGTATATCCCCCCCATTCGCCGCCGAAATAGGGAGGGTGGAACACCGAGGGCGGGAGGTTAATTTTACTCCGCAGGCGCGCGCATAACGGGTGTACGCGGTGGGGGGTGTGGTAGAGGCCGACGAAAGGGGGCGTTTTTATGGCTGCAAAGAAGGATTTGACGAAGGATCAGAAAATCAAGCGTGAAATTGCGCGGTTAAAGCGGGTTTTCAAGGACTTAGACAAAAATAAGTTGCAGACCGTGGAAAGCCTTATAAAAAACGCCGCATTTATGGCCGTTTCCCTGGAAGAGCTTCAAGAAATTATCAACGCCGAGGGCTATATCGTGGAATACCAGAACGGCGAAAACCAGAAGGGGACAAAGCAGAGTGACGCCGTAAAAACACATATCGCAATGACGAAAAACCACGCCGCGATCATCAAGCAGTTGACCGATCTTGTACCGCCCGAAAAGAAGAAGGAAAGCCGCTTGCAGGCGTTGAGGGATGAATAAAAATGCCCTTCGCAAACTGCATTTATGAGTATTTTTCGGGCATTCAGGCAGGCAAATACACGGTCGGAAAGTGGATCAGACTGGTTTATGAAATCATCATTTCCGGGTTGGAGCGGGGCGAGTATTTCTTTAACGCAAAGAAGGCAAACAAGGCGATCCGCTTCATAGAAAGCTTTTGCCACCATTGCGAAGGCCGGGACGATCTGTTGAAGTTGGAGCTTTGGCAAAAGGCTTGTGTTTCGGTGATCTTCGGGATCGTGGACGCTGACGGCCTGCGGGTATTCCGTGAGGTCTTTATTGTCATAGGCCGGAAGAACGGCAAAACCCTTTTCGCTTCGGCAGTGATCGCATACATGGCATATCTGGACGGCGAATACGGCGCAAAAATATATTGTCTCGCCCCAAAGCTGGAACAGGCAAATATCGTCTATGATAACTTTTTCCAGATGATAAAGAAGGAATCGGAGCTTTCGGAGCTGTCCAAAAAGCGGCGCTCGGATATTTACGTTGAGGAAACAAACACGGTCATAAAGCCGCTTGCCTTCAACGCAAAGAAATCTGACGGCTTTAACCCGCATTTGGTTGTCAATGACGAAGTGGCAAGCTGGCGCGGCGACGGCGGCTTGAAGCAGTACGAAGTTATGAAATCCGCCTTGGGCGCGCGGCGGCAGCCGCTCATTTTGTCCATCAGCACAGCAGGCTATGAGAACGACGGCATATTTGACGAATTGATGAAGCGTTCCACGGCGTTTTTGAAGGGCAACAGCAAGGAACGCCGCTTATTGCCGTTCCTTTACATGATAGACGACGTGGAACAATGGAACAACATTGAAGAGCTGAAAAAGGCAAACCCAAACATGGGCGTTTCCGTGTCGGAGGACTTTTTCCGTGAGGAAATAGCGGTTGCGGAAATGTCCGCAAGCAAAAAGGCCGAATTCCTGACGAAGTATTGCAATATCAAGCAGAATTCTTCTATCGCGTGGCTGGATGCGCACGTCGTAGAACGTGCGGCAGCGGAAATCACGCTTGATAGCTTCCGGCACACATACGCCGTGGGCGGCATTGACCTTTCACAGACAACAGACCTTACGGCGGCAACCGTGATCGTGGAGCGGGCTGGGAAGCTGTACGCATTTACACAGTTCTTTATGCCTGCAAACCGCGTGGAGCGGGCAACGGCGATCGACGGCGTGCCGTATGCCCTGTTTGTGCAAAAGGGCATCATAACACTTTCCGGCGAAAACTACGTTGACTATAAGGACGTTTATAATTGGTTTGTTATGCTGAAAGAGAAGTACGAAATCTATGTGCTCAAAGTAGGCTATGACCGATACAGCGCACAATACCTTGTTGACGATATGCGCGCATATGGCTTTCACATGGACGACGTTTTTCAGGGTGAAAACCTTGCGGGCGTTATTCGGGAGTTTGAAGGCATTTTGCTTGACGGCAATTTCAAGATCGCGGACAACAGCTTGCTAAAGGCTCATTTTCTGAATGTGGCCTTGAAGCACAACATGGAAACGCGCAAATTCCGGCCCGTGAAGATAGAACAGCGGGCGCGCATTGACGGCTTTGTATCGGTGATCGACGCAATGACCGTCCGGCAGAAATACTATAACGAAATCGGCGTAATGCTGAAAAATGCGGGGTGATAAAATGGGAGTGTTTGAAACTATTTTCCGGAGGCCGAAAAGCAATCTTGTTCCGACAGGTTATTTTAAAATGCTGAACGGGTACACGCCCGTTTTCACGAATGCGCCGGAAAGTATATACGAAATGGAGATCACGCGGGCGGCTATACATTCTTTCGCGTCCTTTTGCAGCAAATTAAAGCCGGAGATATCCGGAAGCGCAAAGAAGCACCTTGAACGCACATTGCAGTTTAAGCCTAACCCGTTCCAGGACACGACAAAGTTTATTTACCGCATAGCGACGATCCTTGCGGTGAACAACACGGCCTTTATTGTGCCGATTGAGGATGAATTCGGCGTGCTGGCGGGATATTATCCCCTCTTGCCGCAGAATTGCGAAGTGCTGGACGTGGGCGGCGTGCCGTATCTGCGTTATACCTTCTCCAACGGACAGCGGGCGGCGATAGAGTTTGAGCGCGTGGGTGTGCTGACGCAATTTCAGTATACAGATGATTTCTTTGGCGAAACAAACGCGGCTTTGCGCCCCACAATGCAGTTGATCCACGCCAACAATCAGGGGATCATAAACGGCGTGAAGAATTCGGCCTCTATCCGTTTTC